TGCAGACAAGGGTAATTATTGTTGATGTGGTACTCATTTAATCATGTCCCAAATAAGCATAAGAATCGCTCCAGTAACAACACCGATAGCCCAAATTAATCCAATAACAACATAAGACATAGCACTCATTTCCAGTTCCTAATTGCACGAATGTACATAATTACGTACAGGAAGCTGTACATAATGAATCCGTACTGGCGTGTGTGTATGGCATACACAACCCATACACCTTCATTGAGGATAAGTATGAACCAACCCCAGACTTTCTTACCACCAACAAAGAACAGGCCACAGGAGCCAATAACGGCTAAGACCCATGACCACATCAGGAATTCCACACCGTCTTGTACTTCTTCATCATGAACTGTGTGAGTCGAACGCCCTCGTACTTGCGGCATAGGTAGTCAAGGCTTACAAACATTGGGTCATAGGAGCCGTCCTCTACCTCGTGACAAATGATGATGCCGCGCCAGTGAGCGTTGCCTTGGTATCCCTTGTAATCTTCGTCGTGAAGATAGCATGCACCGGCAACTAGGCCGTGCTGTGACTTGCCACTAACGAATTTAAGTCCGTAGTCAAGTACTTGCTGGTGTCCCATAGTAAATGAGTGTCCCAGTTTGTTTAATCGCGCCAAGGCTGAACCGCCAAGTGGCTTACCAGTCATGGTGTTAGCCCAGAAGTGGGCGTAGTACACTCCGTCTATAGGTACAGGCTTTAGGAACGGGTGAACTTCCCAACCAGTTTCCGCATAAATGAGGTCATCCGTTGAAATGACGCCTTCAAGCTGTGCGTCCGATTCCACCGCTCTGTTAATACGATCCTCATGGTTTCCGAGAAGTATATGGCGCTCCGGTTGCCAAGGACGGTGCTTGAGTTTCTTCTTGTGTTTGTTGTAGGCTTCAAGTGCTTCATTTAGTACTAACCATGCTGAGTTTGCCGCCTCAATGTCTTGGGTGTAACGACGCCCTTCCATTGACTTCTTGCCCTTGTCATACGACGAAAGCGAAGGCATGTCAGCGTGGTCGCCTAGGTGAATAATCTTTACTGGCTTATCTCTGAATTGGTCAACAATGTATTGCCCAATCCAGCGCAGGTGGTCTTGTGGGACTCCTGCTTTTGCTTGTGTATCAGGGATAATGATGTGGGTAGTCGGCCTCATGATTCCATCCTTGCTAGGTAGGAATCATTCTACATCAGGTTGTGCAAAAAATGGTGGATTACTTGTTGGAAATTATTGCAGCAGCAACTTCAGCCGGTGTGGTGGTGTAGAGGTCGCCCCAGTCGCACGCTTTAGCAAACCCACAGAACCACAAAGCGCCAGCCACTAGGCCGGAGCAAATCCACGTATCGTCTTTTCTAAGGCAAACGGCGTCGGGTAGGGCCATGTCTAGGGCACACGAAAAGATTGACAAGAATCCGTATTTAGACCCCACCTGGGTCAAAAGAAAGTTCATGAACCTGACTCGATCTAGGTCAGCAGGGAAAGGGACAACCTCGTAGGTGCCACCTGGAGCCACCGAGGACAACAATTTGTCGCTGGTAACGCCCTTGGCTTCAGCCTGGATAATCGTCCAGTCGTCGCCTACCTGCTCGTGCAGGACAGCAACGTGGTTAAACTGGGAGAAGTGAGTCTTTTCAAACCGCTTCTGTGCCCAGCGAATACTGGCTCCAATAATGCCCTTAGATGTACAAAAAACTAAATCACCCTGCTGCATCATCACCCTCTAAGATTTCGATTCTTTCCTCTAACAATGATAATTCATTGTCTTGACGAACGTCTGTTACGTCCTCAATGTTCTCGTGTCCATGACGAGTGGCGAAGTACGTGCTGATGTACGCAGAGATAAGACAAAAGCAAACTAACTGCCATGTAAAGTGGCTAACGGCAGTCTTAATGCAGAAGATGTTGGCAAGCCAGTAGCCCACCTCGGTCATGCCAGCAACGTGTGGACGACCACGAGCTTCAGCCTGAACCATAAGCACAGAGAATACGTTGGCAACGCCAAGCGATAAGGCTGCGAGTAATGCTATCTTCATTCTTTGTCCTTTAGTAATTCGTGTATTTCTTTTACCAGAGCGTGTGTCTCTAGGTCTAGGTTGTAATCCTTAACCGAGTGCTCAGTATCAAATTTCTGCATTTCGTCAGATAAACGGTCAGCTCGTTTGGCTGAGATAAGTAGCACTGATCCTTGTAGACCAGCCACCATAGAGAGCACTAGGTTCAGTCTGAAGAATGGCGCAGGGTCAATGCCGAAACCAGCAGAGAGAATCCACAGCACCATAGCGGTGCAGAACACAATCAGGAATGTCCACGTACCCATGCCATGACGCATAAGGTCAGCACACTTCTCTCCAAAGGTGCGTTGTTTATTCGTATTCAAGGTCATTAAGGTGGGTTTCAAGTTCTTTAGCGACACGCTTAATGGCTTTCTTGTTTTTTTTCTGCTCGTCAATGATTTCAAAAACTGCTTTCTCTATCCTGTCCACGGCGTCACGCAGTGAACTACCGTGATTAGGCGACAACTCAGATTTCACTTTCTTCCAAACAATACGGCCAACAAAAAAGATAACGGGAAAAACAAATACTGCCAGTACTTGTGCAATGTTGGAAAGGCTATTCCAGTTCATGCGGTTGGAACGGGATGTGCTGACGTTGCGTTCAGTTGGTTGGTGTTAAAGCGTAGGTAGGTCTGTGGAAGTCGTCCGTCTTGTGATACATGAACATACGAAGGGTCGCCTTCTTGACCATGGCTAATTGTTAAAGGGTTCTGAGCGTTAGCACCAGACACGTCTACGACGAGTGCTGTGTGCCAGCCGGTTCCAGGGCCGTATACAATAACGTCACCAGGCTGTACTTGAGCAAGGGGAATCTTGGTACCGTGGCTGAGCAGTGTGCCGGTGTAGCCTTCGCCGTCATAGTTTTGACCGTTAGGGTCTGGTGCGCCAGCGTGGTTGTAGCAAAGAGTTACAAACGCTGAGCAGTCAGCAAACACAGGCCACTTGATTGGGTTCTGGTTGATGGCTTCCATGCGTTGTCCACCTTCGGTGTAGTGGAATTGCTGGTGGTGAGCTGCAAAGTACTTTGCCCAACCTACGATGTTTGATCGAACGTCTGTCATTATGCTCCTGGTGTTGTTGGTGCTACGTACTTAGAAATGCAAGTTGCGTCGCAAAAAATAAGTGAACTTGGAATGAATTTAGAAAACTGTTTCCTAGCACCAAATGACGCTATTAAATACCCATTGGTAGGTGCGATGGTTGCTGAACATCCATCGCATGTGATTGTTGTGTTGATGCCCATTATGCTCCTTGTGTTGTAATGTTTGCTGCAAATGTCTTAAAACATGCAATGTTGCATACCGCAATGGTTTCAGAAAACAATGCTTGATTGCTACCATTTATGTTTTCAAGAAAAGATGACCAGTTGCCACCTAATTCAAGTGTTGTGTTACATCCATTGCATGTGACTGTTCTTGTAAATGAAATACCCATAATTCTCCTATGTCTTAATAATTTTGTTGAGTGCTATATAAGGTGAAATTGTGCTAAACGCTGAACCACCACCAATGGCACTTGTAGCCACTGCTCCCGATGTAGTCAAGTCGTTAACAGAACTGCTTGTATCAGTAATGTTGCTACCAGTGTTGTAAGTTCCAGTCAAACCGGATGCTGCAACCATTCCAACAGGGGTTCCATCTCCGGTAGCAGTCATACGTCCTGCGTCAATTCCACCAACAACACCACCAGTTCCAACAACATACGAGTGACCAGTACCGTTGCCCCAAAATGAACCGTAGTTTGTTGTTGAGTCAGCACCGTGCGCGTGAGTACCACCAGACATTGCGTGACTGTGACTCAAACCTGATATTGAATGATGGTGCGAGCCTTGATTAAAACTGTGACCGTGGTTAATGTTAACTGAGTGATTGTGCGATGGCATGTTTGAAATGCTCAATGAACTTGTTGACGAACCACCAGTGTTACCAAGTCCATAACTTGAACCGGCACCAATAACCATTTTATTTCTTGCGTCAGGTAAGTTGAATGAACTACCTGAACCACCATACGTGTGACCAATAGCGGCGTACAATGCTGGGTACGTAGCACTACTTACAGAAGCACCATTACAAAGCAACCAACCAGAAGGAACACTAGAACCTGCGTAATCCATGATGACACCAGCAGGAAGTCCGCCAGATGATCCTGAACCTGTTTGTGCCGCAACATTTCCCCACTTAACATTGCTACCAACACCAGTTGAGAGAAGAACCTGATTAGGTCTTGACGTTGACGGTGGTAGCCAAATAGGTGCAGAAACGTTTTTCATTAGAGAGAGGCGAGGTTAGATGGACTGTAGGTGTACTGGCCAATGGTTTTGAGGTTCAACACTAAGTCGCCCTCATAGCCATTCTCCCAGTTGTCACGACGCTTGTGAGGAATCCAGTCAATGCCATCTACTACTGCCGTGACTTGAAGCGGTCCTTCAGTGTAGGTAACAATGTCTTGATTCTGACGACGTGTCTCTAGCCAGAACAGCTCGGCGTAAGGGTCGGTAAATACTTCTAGACCATCCACTACGTTGACAGAGAACATCTGTATAACAACAGAAATCTGTGTGCCCTGAACAACTGCTGGCCATGATTTAAGTGTCCATCTGTTGAGGATTGGCGAAATATCATTAGTAATTGTCTTAGTGCCAGCGTTAAGCGTTACTGTTGTGTTGAACTGACGAGCCTTAATCGTGGTTGAAGTAACCGTGTATTCATTAACCGCACCAGATGTAAACGAACCTGTTGACGGAACCGTGAACGACTGGATAAGAGTAGGGTCATTTGGTTCAGTTATAACCAATGCTGTTAGGTTTGATCCGTTAGTAGCAACACCGTTGAAGTCAAAGTAGACAGGAATCTTAGGGTCAGGGATACCGTAGTCAAAGATTCCAGAAGTAATCTGTCCACTGGCTACATACTTAGTAACGATTGGTATGCCACCCTCATTGGTTGCGTACGGACCGTAGATGCCCTGACCACTTACTGCCATAATTGGCGTGCACGTTACTGGGTCCCAGTCAATACAAGAAATAATTCCTTGGCCTGTAACCATAAGGTCTGAAGCGTAAGCAGGAGTTAGTGGGTCGCCGTTGATGAACGTACTAAGTTCTAGTTTGCCTAGACCAGTGCTTGTTGTGTCGTAGTTGTTCCAAGTAAACCATACGTAGCGTCCATCACCAACAATTGCTGTAACTGGGTAAGTAACAGGCTGAAGAATGTTAGGGATAAGTGGACCTGATTTAAGGTCACCCGTAGCAGTTGCCGTTGGGTCGTAGATGCTTAATGTCTGTGTCATACGGATACCACGATTGGTTCCAATAAAGATGTAGTTTAGGTATGACTGAATACATGTTGGGTATTCGTCGGGTGACATAGGTAGTGCCTGTACTGGGTAGTCTAAGTTCCATGGAACACTGGCAGATGTCGCAGTAATTGTTTGAACACTAGTGGCACTAGAAGTTGAAGAACCAAGCATGTTTGAGCGGTAGATGGCGCCACTACCCTTGTTGCCAAGCGGTGAGCTTACGTAACCAGCAAAGTAAACCTGTGTGTCTCCGCCGGTAGCACCTGACCAAACCCAATTATCATTCTCGTGAGTAACGAGTGTGTCAGGAAATAAGTTACTTATTACGTGCCCACCAATAGACTCTGTGTCCATACCAAGACTAGGGGTTGAAATGATACTAAATGTTGTGCTGTTTGTAATGTCGTTTACAACAAAGTCACCGTTCCAAGGACTTGCGTTAATACCAATAACTTCCATTTCAAGTAATGTGTAGTACCCCGTACCGGCATTTGCATCAACTATTGATTGAGTTAGATTTTGTGAAACGTATGAAATGGTTGTGTCGGTTGCAGCAGTAATGACAATATTGCTATCAATGTATGTAGCATTATTGACAAAATCGGTGTAGGTAATGTTAACAACATCATTTGCTCTGAACGGATTGTAACTACCAGAAAAGGTTGTAAGCGTAACGCTACCAGAGTTGTAATTTAGTTGCTCGTAGAACGTATCGGCATTTGAGTTAGAAATAGTTATTGGTTGACCAACAGATAAATTGTGGTCAGCCTTTGTCGTAATTGTTGAGTAACCCACTGTCGGAGTAAAACCATCATAGTCACCAAGGATAAGGTCAATATCTACGCTGACATTAAAAGTACTAGGTGGTGAACCAAACACTGGATAACCTGTTGTTGATCGTGGCTGAAAGGCGTAAAGGCGGTTCTTGCTAGAAGCAATCAACTGGTCGTTAGACCATGCCACCATGGTGTAACCACCGCTGTACACTCCAGAGTCGTTGGCTGCAAACAGCGAGAAGCTACCAGCACCAGTGCCAGAAGGCTGGGCGTACCAGATACCAGAACTGGTTGCTAGGAATACAATGGTGTCGTTCGTAGCAATGTCGTAGATGGTTGGCGAACCACTGAGAGATAGTGAGTACGAAGTTCCCCATGAGCCACTAACGAAGTACTTGACTGTAGAGCCTTCAACAACAACTACGTTGTCACCGCAACGGCTCATAAGAAGCGTGCTGGCAGTCGATCCGTAGAGTTGCTGAGTGTCGGGAAGAAGTGTTGCCTGAAATGGGTAGGAGAATACGTCTACACCCTTAGAGTTCAAAAAGCGTGTCTCTTGATTGTCGCCCTTGCGGTCAAGTGAGAACTGACCAGCACCCATTGTCCATTCAACTTGCTCACGGCGCCAGAGTCCCTCAGTGTTAACGGTATCCTCACCAGTGATGTTGGTCATCTGGATTGATTGACGCTGTGCAGGAATAGTTTTGTGACGGAAGGCTTCGCGACGGTAAGGCTCAAACGAGGTGTCTATTGCGTATTCTTTTTTTTCGCTAGTGCCTGGGTTGTAAATACTTACTGAAGCATTGGAAGTGGTAGACATTACCAGCTCCTTACTTTGGTGTACTGACGCTGTAGACGGTCAGCTTCCTCACTAATCCTTTGCATGCGACGGTTAACAAGAGCGTTCACCGAACCAGCAACAGCACCAGCAGGTACGTCAATGGCTTTGCGTGGGTCTGGCTGAGACTCCAAAAAGTTACGGCTGATTTCACGAGGTAGAGTCAGGTCAATCTCAGCACCGAGTGGTGGCAAGTCCAACATGGTTGGCGTCATGTTCGGAATGTTAGGTGAGTTAGCACCACCAATAGTTACGGCAGTTCCGTTGGCAGTAGCGACAGCACTCATGGTTACAGTGGCCGCACCGACGTTGATAGACGAGATAGTAGTTCCGCTCT